GGAGACCACAATGGAACTCATCCCCCTCATCGCAGTATACACTGCAGTATACACTTTCTTTGGCGTACTCATCAACGATATGGCTAAGAAGCGCAACCGCCACCAAGCAGCTTGGGTTATCCTCAGCTTGCTTAGCGCCCCGTTCTTTGGGGTTATCCTTCTCTTGCTTGTCGGCAAGAACGAAGAAAGTGAAGAGAGTGAAGCATAATGACTCTCATGGCCTTCATCGGAATCGTTATACTAACTGCCTTCACAGGGGTCTGTGAACTGGCAAGTGAGTCAACAACAACAGGAAAAGGAGCTAGAAATGGCTAAGGCAAAAATCACGAAAGACTTGACTTTTAAATCCCTGGTGGAGGCTATCAACGAGAAGTGGGGGCATACCTACCTCGACCCTGATATCCCTGAATGCGAAAAAGACATCCAGGAAATCTTTGACAAACTCGAATCCTTCATCTCAACCGCAAAGGAATAACCATGCGCAATTACAAACTTTCCAATGACTACTTCAACACTAGCTACGCTTTGAAGGCTGGCCAACGTTATGGTTATACTGATAATCGGGCTCGTGTTGTTGCAGCTTCTCTCGTTGTAGATAAGCAACTCACAGTTAAAGAAGCGGCTTATCTTTATAGCCGTTGTGAGAATACAATCCGCAACTGGGTTAAGACTCTTGATACCAACAATCCTTGTATGGATGGTTAACTAAAAAAATCCGAACTGTATCACCTTGGGTGGCAGTTCTTCATATCCCTCCCCCTTCTGGCATTGTGCTGGGAGGGGGTTGTTAGAACTTTTTTTTTCTAGTAAAATGGAGTTTAATAAACTAATTGATTTCAACCTTCTTCCTGCTAATTATAACATTGGCTAACTGGAACGAAGTTTGATATAACAGGATTACCAAAATTAGGGTGGCGAAAGCTACACAGCCTAAACAAAAGGAATCTATATGGAACATACAGTACTAGAGCTCCTTACAGAGAATATCAAGGAAAGACAGCGTTTCTTGATGGACCTGAAAGGAGAAAAGCCAGATAAAAGAAACAAGGCATGGGTACTCTGGGACGCAGACCCTGAATTCCTAATCACAGCAACTTACGGTCAAGTTCTCTCTAAAGTAGAAATCGGTAGTAGCCTCACTGACTTGGTCAGAGGTGTCGGAGCGATTATTAATAGAAAGTTAAAACTACGTTGTGATGAAGTTTCAGAGATGCACCTTGGTTGGTTTGTATTTATAGCCTACATGGAGTTAACTATACTAATGCCAATCGAAGAAAGGGCTAAAAGAAACGGTAGACGAGCTAAACACACATCTTATCAGATTAAGGTAGTAGATGTAGAGTCCCTAAATAGCATAATGGACCTTATAGACGTTGATAAAGTCGAGATGTTCCCAAGCTGTAAAAAACCAGAACCTTGGGTGGATAAAATGTTCTTCCATTCAGAGACAGGTTATCCTCTAATTAAGAAAGACCCCCACGAGGATGCAGTAAGAGCATTCAAAAGGGATGGCGCCGAGTATCTTGTACGGGCTTTGAATAAGCTTGGGGATACTGGGTGGCGTATTAATAAACCTGTGTTTGCAACCTTCTTGGAGTGTAAACACCTAACCCCCGAAGAAACCCCTTTTAAGTTCATGAAAGAGGTGGATAGAGAGAAACGGGCTTCACTAGAAATTGAAGCACGAGCAATTGAACGTCTAGCAGAAAGGCACCTAGATAATGTTTTTTACCATATATACAATGTCGATTTTCGTGGTCGCATTTATCCTAACACTGCGTTTCTACATGAGCAATCGTCGGACAACGCTAAAGGTTTACTGCTTCTTGATGAACCTGTACCGCTGGGTGAGCAGGGCCTATATTGGCTCTCGGTCCACACCGCCAACATGTTCGGAGAAGACAAACTCTCACTAGACGACAGGGCGGGGTGGGTAAATGACAACATGGAAGACATCCTCCTGTATGCCCAAGAACCTATGAAGTACCGTGGTTGGATGTCCGCAGAGAAACCTTTCTGCTTTCTAGCCTGTTGCTACGAGTTCTCCATGCTATCTCACTGGCACGGTGAAGGGATGGAAACAGAAGACTTCCCAAGTTGTTTGCCTGTCTACATTGACGGGTCTAATAACGGGGTACAGCACTTGGCTGCAATGGCAAAAGATGCAGAGGTGGGTCCCCTTGTTAATCTAATCCCTCAAAACTTACCCGGCGATGTCTATATGTTCATTGCACAGAAGACAATCGAGAACGTAAAGAAGGATGTTAACAAAGTCGATAAACTTCTCATTGACAACTTTGATGAACTTCGTGAACAGTATGTAAGCCTAAAGGCTGATGTTGATAAGTACTCTATTAACACCCGCTCTGAGCTTTTCTCTAAGGCACTACAACGAAGAAAGGACTTCGGAAACCAGAACTATGATGCCATCTATAAATCAGCCCCGCTATTCTGGGCGGCAATATCGGATAAGAAACTGTGGAGAAAAACAGTTAAACGCCCGGTAATGACTCTCGGCTACGGAGGCACTATGCGGGGTATGCAGGAAATGGTTCACGATGACACTCGTGGGTTGGGGGTGAGCTATCTACGGGACAAGCACAAGGCTTGGTCGGTGTACTTGGGCAACCTAATCCACAGAACCTGCTACGAGGAGCTCCCCGGGCCTGCCTCGATGCTCCGGATGTTTGAAGCACTAGGTCAGTCAGAGAATGACAAAGACAGGCCTGTAGCATACAAACAAATTGTGACGGGGTTCCCTTTTGTCCACCGTTACAAGAAGGCAGCAATCAAACAGGTTCTGTTGTATTACGGGGATAAGACATTCAAACTTAACGTTCAAATTTGGAAGGAAGCCACCCTAGATAAACAAAAGCAAAAGCAATCAACAGCTCCCAATATTGTCCATAGCATTGATGCGGTCCATGTGGCAATGTATGTTGTTGGTACCGACTACCCCACAACAGTAGTCCACGACTCCTTTGGTTGCCACGCTGGTAACATGGAGAAGGCCTTCTACGATGTTCGAAATAAGTTTGTAGAACTCTACGAAATGAACCCACTGGAGCACCTCATGTCCCAAATGGATGCTCTTTACCTAATCCCACCGAAAGGAAACTTAGATGTACGCCAAATCCTCAGTTCTGACTTTGCCTTTGCTTAACCGCCGTATTGTCTTCAGCTTTGAAAAGGAAACTACCACCGCCTTCGTCCAAGCAGTCTCCGATGAACATCTTGAGATACTTGCCAACCCCGGCGAAGGAGACGACGAGTTCTACGGTGAGCTCTACTTTGATGATTACGGGTCGTGGAAACTCCTTAGAATCATCGACTAAAAATACTTGCAGATAATGACTAAAGGGCTCTCTAGAGTTACCTAAAGTCTTAACCTTATATTGTGTATATCCAAAAGGAAAATAAACATGGCTATTCTTAACAACGTAGAAATCTTCTTCGCTAAGCTTGACCCTAAGCGCCCTAACGCTACCTTCAACAAAGAGAACCCTACTTGGGAAGTACAGATTCGTACCCGGGATAAGGCTGTTGCTAAGTCTTGGAAGGACATGAACATTATTGTAAAACCTGATGAGGATGCTGAAGGTATCTTCTACAAGGCTAACCTGAAGAAGAAGTCCAAGAAGCGTGATGGTACTGACCAGAACCCTGTTAATGTTGTTGGTGGTGATTTGACACCTATTGATGTCAATAAACTGGGTAATGGTTCTATTGGTAATATTCGTGTCTTTCAGTACGAGTATAATGTAAACGGCAAACAAGGCATCGCGACAATGCTTATGGCTATTCAGGTGACTGAGCTTCGTGAATACGCACCTAAGCCTCGTGAGGATGACTTCTCCATGGCTGACATGAAAGTTGTTAAAGTGGCCGATAATCAAGATGTCGATGACGACATGCTTGGTGGCGACGATGACAGCCTTGACTTTTAAGAACTAAAACAAACACCTGAGTAAGTGTATAAACTACTCATTTTTATCAAAACAAAAGGCGTTCCAAATGTATAAAAGAGATGTAAAAGAAATCGTTAACTATATTTCGCAGGACTATGATGAAGGACTGCGTCATGTAGTAACCTTTGTTGTAGGAACAATACGAGAGCGTTTTTATAAAGTAGAAGAAGTTACGGAAGAACTCTTGTTGAATGGTGCGAACTCAAAAATGGCGTGGGGAAATCGTAAGAAGGCCTTAGTTTCGTTTGGGGAACAAAAGAATAATTTAAGAGGCCTGCAGAGTCAAAGTATTCCAGTGGCAATTAAAGAGCTAAGGAAGATAACCGGGGTGGGTACAGTTAAGGCCGGGTTTATATTACAGCTACTCGGAAGGGACGTGGCCTGTTTAGATGTTCATAATCTTAACAAACTCGGAATTAGCGCAAGCTATTTCAATTCAGAAAAACGGGTTGAAGAGTATGTAGCGTTGACTCAGCAAAGAGGTGCCGAGTACTGGTGGGATTCTTGGTGTGAGCTAATTGCTAACCGTTACCCAAAACACTTTAAAAACGCAGATGAAGTGTCTTTACTTCATGCAAAAGCAATCAAAGGAGAGTAATATGCAAGTACGTGAAACCTACTATGAGCTATACTTTGACGGAGACCTCCGACACGAGGGTACATACGAGGAGTGTAGAAACCTAGCCCTTCAGGCTTATGATGATGATTGTGCTGAAGTCTATGAAGTGACTGTAACAGAAGATAAGGTGACACTATGAAAATCGAAGAGTTAGGATTCTTTCACACCCCTGCTAACTGGGACGAACTCCACGCATGGCTTGATAACCTTGAAGGTTCAGAAAAAGCTATGGCGGGTATCGCTGCTGTAATGGCTTGGAACTTAGCAGCAAGAATCACAAATAAGGAGGAAGAAGTATGAAGTTACTTAAAGGTGTATACCTCGCTGGACCTATGAGCGGGTTCTCAGGAGAAGAAATGAAAGCTTGGAGGAGCATTGCCACAGAGCAACTAGAGGCAGCAGATGTAAGCGTACTAGACCCAACCCGACGCATCAGCTTCCACGAGCAATCCCTAGATGACACAGGGTTGCATTCAAACATCGCTCAACGAATCTTCCGTCAAGACTTGCGGGATATTGCTCGTTGTGAAGTACTGTTGACAGACCTGCGCAACCACCCTAACGCTAAGGCACAAGGGACTGCTGCGGAGGTTATGTTCTCCCACATGAAGCATAAAATCATTATTATGTTCAAGAACCCGGAAGACCAACTAAACCCCTTCATGTCAGCAATGGCTACGGAAGTACACAACTCGCTTCAAGACGCCATTGATGCCGCAATCGACTACACTTTATAAAGGAGATACTATGTCTTATCTAGAAAACCTGAACTCTGAACTAAACAAAGGAGGATAATATGAAAAACTGCAACAATTGCGGTGTTATGAAATCAGAGGATGAGTACTACACACAAGGAAAAGATACTCTCGGGTGTATCCGAAAAAGCAATAAGTGTAAATCTTGTGAGCTAGAATACCGAAAACAGAGATATGATAAACATATGAGTTTTATCGCAGACTACAAAATAGAGAGCGGCTGTGAATATTGTGGGTTTAATGAAGACCACGTCGCATTAGATATGGCTCACATTGACCCAAAAACGAAATGGAGTTATGGTAAACACAATGGCACTAAATACGGTGACCGTGGTGTTGACGCAGGGTGGTCATTGAATAAAATTAAACTTGAAATAGCAAAGTGCAAAGTTCTATGTGCTAACTGCCATAGGATAGAAACCGTAAGAGGTGCAAAATGACAAACAAAGTATTCGTTTATTTTAACCTGCATAAAAACGTCTTTTCCTTGCAATCACGCAACAAAGAGAACTATGGTCTTGTCTTAGGACACGCTGACCATGTAATCTTGAAGAACGCCAAGTTTGTGGTCCGACCGAAAGGCCGTGAAAGAGTTCTAAAAGAAAAGAAGAAAAATGTTCATGCAGGGGTAGTGGGGTGTCTTGTTGATGCTGTAGGCACTAACAACACCTCAAAGGCTATCACCTACAACCCTTACAAGTACTCAACCTTTGTGGTACGGGATACTGAACAACCGATAGAACAAGCGGAGTATGCAGTGCTGCGTCTCGCTTACAACAAAAAACCTATAATGGAGGCTTACTAATGCTTAATAACTACAATCGAGTGGAACGTCGTATCATGAATGAACTTAAAGCACAACAAGAGGAAGCTGACATGGCAAAAGAGGATACCCTGGAGAAGCTTGACTTCCACGGAAAGTTTGAAGAGATGGACAAGTGGACTCAGGAGCAGATTATCAACCCTAAGCACTACAAGATTATCCCACCAGAGGCCTACGAGGAGCACCCTGATGGGCTGGAGTATATGGATGTCATGCAGTACGCTCTAGCGCACCTCTCTGGCATTGAGGCGCACACTATGGGCCACGTATTCAAGTACTCTTTCCGCATTGGTAAGAAAGATGCTAAACTACAAGATGCCAAGAAGATTGCTTGGTATGCAAACCGTATGGTCGAAATCTTGGAAAAAGGAGAGTAATTATGCTAAAAAGAGAAGCGCTAGCCTACATTAGACGTATGGCAAGAATGTACGAACATTCTGATAACCTGCCCAGACGAGCGGCTATTTTCCAAGCCTACAAATCCTATGAATTTTACAAAGAAGCAGAAGTGGAGATTATCGATGAGCAATACCAACGTGACGTTTTCGGAACTGAATACCCTGGCATTTGATATGGACGGAAAGGATTACACGCACTTGGCGGAGTCTCTAGAGCATTGGTCAGCAATGTTTTTAGAAGGGGCTATCTCAGATGAGTATTCTGAACAACTCGCCTATCTGTTGTTTAACATGGCAACAGAGATGCGCAGGCTAACCGAGTAAATAGAAACTAACAAGTAAGCTAGGAGAACTTATGAAACTTGTAATGAAACATAAAGTATTAGTAGCAGATATCGAGGCTGATAACCTTTTAGATAAAATCACAAAAGTACATTGTGCAGGCTGCATTGATGTACAAACAGGGGAGGAATTCTTTTACAGACCATCCGAGATAAAAGATTTCTTAGCTAAACTGGACGAGGCAGAAACAATCGTATTCCATAACGCTATGGGGTATGACCTTCCTGCCTTAAAAAAAGTTTATGGCTGGGAGCATAAAGGGGTTCAGCACTGTACCAAGGTTATGTCCCAGGTTTTAAACTACCGACGCTTTGGGTTTGGTCACTCTCTTAAACTTTGGGGTGAATTCTTCAAAGACAATAAGGGCGACTACACTGGTGGCTGGGAAGAGTTTAACGAGGACATGTTTGAGTACATGAAGCAGGATGTCCGTCTCGGGGCTAAGGTCTATGTGTACCTTCTCAATGAGCTAAAGACCTACGTAAAGAACTCCGGCTCAAAGAAAATCCTTTTAGCACTCCGCAGTGAGATGGAGCTAGACCGGATTATGGTAGACCAATGTCAAGGTGGTTGGTTGTTTGATAAACCTGCTGCGGAGGCTCTGTTGCTAAAAATCGATGATAAGATGTTGGACATTGAAAAGCTAATCAATCCACTACTACCAGCGAGGGTAAAGAAAGTAGATGCAGAACCAAAGAAAGCTAAATTTACGAAAGTTGGAAAACCGCTTGCATGGATGCGTAATTGGTTTCAGCTTGACGACAGCGTCACTGTTGATACTTGCCCTGTCTGGGGAGAGTTCAACCGGATTGAGTTCATTACTGGGGATATCGGTAACACTGATACTGTTAAGAGGCTTCTCTATACTCTTGGGTGGAAACCAGATGAGTGGAACTGGAAGAAGATTAATGGGGACTTCGTCAAAGGCTCGCCGAAACTTACGGATAGTTCCTTGGAAGGACTCGGAGATGTAGGTAAAGCTCTTTCAGAGTACTATACTTTACGTTCACGACAGTCAATCATAAAGGGTTGGTTCCCCCATATCGATGATGCTGGCCGTCTCCACGGTGATGTGTTTAACATCGGTACACCAACCTTCCGGCAGACACATAAGATTATTGCCAACCTACCTTCTGGGAAGGCGGTGCTTGGCCCTGAAATGCGAGGACTCTTTATTGCTAAACCGGGGTATAAGCTTGTATCAGCTGACTCTGCTGGTTGTCAGCTACGACTACTCGCTCACTTTATGCGGGATGAAGATTACACACGAGAGGTATTGGAAGGAGATATTCACCAGAAGAACGCAGACATCCTTGGCAGCTCTCGCAATGCCGCTAAGCCTTTTATCTTTGCCTACCTCTACGGAGCCGGAGGAAAGAAGCTTGGTAGCATCCTCGGCGTGTCTGACAGGGAGGGTAACAAACTCAAGAAGAAGTTTACAAACGCTTTCCCCAAGCTGAAGTTGCTTATTGAGCGTGTAACCGCAATATCGGAATCCCAAGGGTTTATCCCCGGGTTGGACGAGAGACCTATCCACGTAGATAGTAGCCACAAGGCTCTCAACTACCTTATCCAAGGTGCAGAGGCTGTCGTGATGAAGGCTACTGTGATGATGATTGACAAGCGCCTTAAGGAGGCTGGTATAGATTTCAGTCACTTACTGTTCTATCACGATGAATGGAATGGGGAAGTCAGAGAGGACCAAGCTGAACAAGCTCGTGAAATCATCATGGAGTGCTTTGTAGAGGCACCTAAACAGTATGGTATACCTATCATGGAATGTGGTGATTGTAACATAGGCGCAACTTACTACAGCGTTCACTAGAAAGGAACACCCCAATGAATAGTAGCATCGAACAACACCTACGGGAGCTGGGGGTTATGCCAGAGAAGACCAGAGAGGGGGCAGAGAGGCCCGACTCTGACATTCAGCTAGTACACCTAGCAAAAGACCACTTTAACGACCCACGAGACACAATTACAGGCGAGGTACCTTACTAATGAAAACTACAGCAATTATTATCGCAGCGTCCTTCTTTGCAACCCCTGCCTTGGCCAACCAAGCTTGTGGAAATGGTAATGCAAGCTTCTGCGTAGGTCCACAGGGTGAGCAAGGCCCACAAGGTCCAATAGGTCTCACAGGCCCTCAGGGAGCGCAGGGCGAGCAAGGTCCACAGGGTGAACAAGGAGTGTCAGGAAAGGACGGACAAGATGGCGCAACAGGCGCTACAGGTGCAACAGGACCTAAAGGAGATAGAGGGGGTAGAGGAGACAATGGTCAAGACGGACGTGATGGAATCAACGGGACGAATGGCATTGACGGTATGGATGGCGGCAACGGTGTTGACGGCGCAGACGGGGCTGATGGTTCTAATGGGACTGATGGCGCTGATGGCGCTGATGGCCGTGATGGGGTTGATGGCTTAAACGGAAAGGACGGACAAGATGGTGCAACAGGGTCTAAAGGAGATAAAGGTGATAGAGGAAGCGATGGCCAAGACGGACGTGATGGAACCAACGGGACTAATGGAACAAATGGTGCCGACGGTGCTGATGGTGTTAACGGCCTTGACGGTTCTACTGGCGCTACTGGACCACGCGGTGCAGACGGCAAAGCTGGTGTAGACGGAACCAACGGGACTAATGGCTCTAACGGAACTGATGGACAAGATGGAAAAGACGGTAAGGACGGTGAGGACGGGACTGACGGTGCTGCTGGCACAAACGGTTCTAATGGGACTGCCGGTGCTGCTGGTCGTGACGGAGTAGACGGACAAGACGGCAAGGACGCTGTGGACCCCCTGGGCTCTCTATCCTTCACAGTAGCAAGCGAGGCCTTCTATGGCGACGGTATTGGCTTTGGCCTCTCTGATTCCAACAAAGGAGGCCTCGAAGGTTCTATCGTGGTGGGCTTCGAGCTTGGCCACGACTGGCGAGTAGTAGGTGGTATTACGACAAACTTCAATGATAACACATCGGTATCCATCGGTGTTGGCTATAGCTTCTAAAGGAGAACTACATGACTAAGCTTATCAACAACCACATTATCTTCTCCTTCGACAACCCCTGGCAGATTCACATTGCTGCAAAGCTGTATCGTCACTTGGATACGCTTGCGGCTATGAATAAGCTAAAGTATACTCCAAAGCTTGGCAAGGGCTACTACCAAGGGGAGCTCGAGCCCTGTGTTATGATGGACTACAATGACTTTATGGGGCATGTTCTGAACTCCGGATATGTTAAACAACAGGAAAGCTTCCTAAAACTAAATCAACGTAACCCTCGGGGTTCCCAGCTTCAAGCAGCTCTCCTCTATGACGACTTTAAAGCTCCCTCTAAGCTTTTGGGGGACTTTAACGAGGTTAGCTATAGCGAGGCTTTGCTTAGTGAAGGCTGGACTTGTCTTGATGGTCACTACTATGTTGCATAACTAGATAAGGATTTGTTGTGATGAATGTAGAAGAAAGGACAAGACGATGAGTGACTACGGTGCAACCCGCAGCGCAGCCGCTAAGGTAACAGACAGGCACAGCCGTATGCTGCGTAACCTAGAGGACAAGACGATGGTGACAATGATTGACCCGCCAAGTGGCTGGAAGTATGGCTTCCCTAAACCAATCCCAGACGAGGTAGAGAATGTCTTGGAGTGGTTAGTGAGCGAAGGTTATCCACAGTCTGAAATAGACGCCTGTGGTAAGCACTTCTATTGCAGATACTGGGAGACAGAGGATGAGTAGTAATTGCAAACCTGACAACTGGGTTATCATAAAGTTTAAAGGAGAAAGAACAATGACACGTATGGTTAAGGTCACATACACATACCTGATTGATGTAGACGCAGATAGCAGCGCAGAGGCAGAACGTATTGCCCACAATATGTTGGACACTGACTTGATTAGCCTTGATAATCCTACCACGTATAGTGTTGATGATTGTGGCCAAGGTGGCTGGGATGATTGAAATGACTGACAAACCTGACAACTGGGTTATCATAAAGTTTAAAGGGGATGACCCACACTACCGTGTTTTAGCTGGTTGGTCTGGTGGGTACATGACTGGAAACTATTGGCGAATGAACAGTGGCATTACTTCTTTTCGTGAAGGTGATGAGCACTATCTATTTTATGGGTCAAGTGGTTCTTGCTATAGTTGTAGTAAAGGCTCTTACACGCTGAGAATGAATACTGCTGGCATCTGGAATCAACTACAAGAACTACACGGTGACAAAGTTGAAATGATGCCAGAAGATACTGACTGGTCTAACATGGATTGGATTATCGAATGAGTGATTATCACACAGACCACAAAATATCAAAAGGAGAATAAGCTATGGACGACTACGAAATTTCCGGTTGGTTTGAAACCGAGTATGGTGTTGAAATGGTACTTTGTACAACTGCAGCAGATGACGAAGACTTTGCGGGCTTCCTTTTTGAGCAGTATGGTAGTGAGTGTGTCGGAGTTGACATGGAGTTAGATGGTACTTACCGAAGTGGTAAGGATGTAGATACGGCAGAAGTTCTACGTTTTCTTGACATAATCTCAGAGGAATAAAACATGACAGTAACTTACTCAGTAGAAGAAACTATTCGTACAATGTTTGACCGTTTCTATAATAACGTGAAGGGTCATGACACGCTAGACCTTTGCCCTGACTTGGTGGCGCTCTTGGAAGACTTGGAAGAGGCTTGTGTGGGAGAGGCGATGTCTGAGTATACCTCTGAAGCGGAGTCTATGTATGATGAGGGTTATGACAATGGTTATGACGCTGGTCACGAGGAGGGCTACAACTCCGGCTACCAGACTACGGAAGCAGAGGAGAATGACGCTCGCGAGGAGGGCTATGAAGAAGGCTTCAAACAAGGCCGTAAAGAGGGCTACACAGATGGCCACGATGATGGTTACAAAGAAGGATGTGAAGTGTAAAATGAAAAGCTACCTATATAGGGTTATGATTGCGGTCTCTATGCTACTCAACGTAGTTCTTGGGGGCGCTATCGGACAAACCTTCTCCGCCCGCCACTATGGGCGTAAAAAGAGGGGTCAGTGGAACCTGGTCTGGGCTATTGATGGAGTTGTCGGTAAAGACCACTGCATGTGCTGCTGGGCCTACTGGCGTGTTAGAAAATGGTAAAGGAGAAACAGTAATGTTCACGATTGAATTAGACACAGACAAAGGCCAAGGTATCACAGTAAGAACCTTGGATGACAGGGGTGGGCAGGATGATGTTGAGGTTATCTTGTATGATGACCAAGTATTCATCCGACAAGTTGATGACTACGATGGTGTTCAGATGATTCTTTTGTCTGCACAACAGCTTATGGACATTGTGGCTGCTATGGAGCTACCTGCAGGGGCGTACTACCGGAAAACCTCTTTGAAAGGATAGAAGTGATGAGTGATGATTTGGTGAAGCGGGCAAGGCACAACGCTCAGGCTGACATGCCGCACTATGCAAGCGTTGGACTGATTGAGGAGATGGCAGACCGCATCGAGGAACTAGAAAGTGGTATCAGAGAGTTTTTTGCCCTACTAGACAAAACAGAAGAATCGGATGAAGGTCGTGTGTTTCACCCAAACAAAATCCGCTCTTGCCGTGTAGTAGACGCAGAAAATCTAGAACAAGTGTTAAGCAAGCTTAAAGGAGCTATCTAATGAAAGCCTACATCGGACCTTACAACAAAACAGAACAGAAAACAGAGGTAACTATAGACGACTACGATACTTACTCCGTAGACCACACTCTTGCTAAAATCATTGAGCCTCTCCTTATCAAGTTCGCAACATACTTACTAGGGGCTCCGCTAGTTGACAATGAGGATGTGCCTGTAGAGCTTTGGAGGCCTGAGGGGTGGGAGGGTAGCCGAGGGGAAGTTGACCCCAGCCATCACAAGCGGTGGGACTGGGTTATTAACGAGATGATTTGGGCTTTCCATCAAAAGAACCACGACTGGGAAGAGCAATACTACAGTGGTGAGTCTGACGTCTACTTTGAAGATGCTGATGAAGAAGGTTACGGTGTTATGAGACGTGGACCCGACGATACCTTTAGTGTTGACCATGCTGCAATGAAAGTACATCAAGAACGTATGAGTAATGGCTTTAGGCTATTCGGCAAATACTATGAAAAATTGTGGAGCTAAGGAGAATAACATGAGCAAGACAGAGATTTATGAGAGCCGTACCAGTGAGTTTGAGTATGACGGAGTTACTGAGGAGGTTCTATTGTGCGGGCTTAGTTCAGAGGTAGGCGAGGTGCTTGCAGAGTGGCTCAAAGAACAACGACTTGACAGGCCCGATACCGACCGTACCGAGGAGCTACTGAACGAGCTCTCTGATGTACTCTGGTACGTTACTCGGATTGCTGAACGCCGTGGAACCACTCTCCATGCGCTAATGCGCCGCAACATTGTCAACCTTGAAGAAAGGGCGCTTAATGGAAAATAAGCCGTACTACGTTTGGTTAAAAGCAAAGATGCACGACCTGTTCTTTGTTATCTTGATTGATGAACAACTCAAACAGAAAGTCGTCTATGAAACTCCGAAGAAATCCCTGGCGAAGAAACTAGTGGAGCAGCTCAACAAAGAACTGGAAAAGTAACAGCAATAAACTACGGAGACCCAAGAAAACTATGAGTAAAAAATACTTGCAGATAATGACCAAAATTTATTAAAGGAGGTCAATATGACATTAGCTATCATAGATGGCGATGTTCTTGTGTACATGTCAATTTGGAACACAGAATCGCTAGAGGAAGCTAAGAGTAAATTCTTAGGGCAAGTGGAGGATGTAACCCTAAGCACCTTTTCTGAAGACTATGTTATGGCCATTGGTGGCCCTGATAACTTTCGTGTAGACCTGTTCCCTAACTACAAAGGGAACCGGAAGAAAGCCAAAGACAACAGACCTGCTTGGTTTGATGACTTGAAGTCTTGGGCGAGTAGCCTAGAAGGTGCCGTTGAATCCGATAACTGTGAAGCAGATGACTTGGTCCGTATTTGGGCTTTGGAGTGTGACAAGGCGGGGATTAACCGGGTTGTAATTACTGTTGATAAAGACCTTGACTGTATCCCCGGGAACCACTATAACCCACGGACTAAAAACATCTATCAAGTCTGTGAAGAGTATGCCGAACGGTTCTACTGGCAACAAATCTTAACTGGGGATAGCGTTGACAACATCCCCGGGTTGCCACGAATTGGGCCCGTGAAGGCCAAGAAAATGATGGAGAATGCCTATACACGACGAGAACTTGAGAAAGTGGTCTGTAGGGCTTATCATGAAACCTACGGAGAAGAAGGTTATGGTTATCTAATCGCCAATGGTCGTCTTATCCACATCTGGCGTCACCTCAATGACCACTTTAAACTGAGTAGGGAAAAGTATGACAGTGCTATCTAAAACAGAGATGGGGCACTGGAAAGCCGGTTTCCCGCTAGACCCCGAAGCTGCTTTTGGTTTTCTTTACTGTGTCCACAGCATTAAGACTAATCAGTTTTACTGGGGGAAGAAACAGTTTAGACATGCCGGAAAGAAGTCTTCAAAGCATTACGGTAAAGAGATGACGTGGCGTACTTATACGGGCTCTTCTGTTCACCTTAATGCTGATATCAAAAAGTATGGAGCAGAGAACTTTACCTTCACAATCGTGGATACTTATCGTACAAAAGGTGGTCTCTACTATGCGGAGGCGTACTCCCAAATGGTATCTGACTCAATGACACTTTACCTTGAAGATGGCAAGACTCCAAAATTCTATAACCGACAAATCGCTGCAATTAGGTTTGTGCCGAAAGAAGGTATAACTGAAAGAACACTTAAGTTCATCAAGGCAATCAAAAGGAAACTCTAATGTATAACTTAGCCATTGCTCTCTACTGGTCTAAACTGTTTGCGCTTGTCGTAGGCCTCTTTGCTTCGGTAGAGCTACTTGATGCTTCCCCCCTGGTTAGTATCTTTTTGTATTTCATATTTAGTGAGTTATCTGGGCTGTTTATGTCTATAGCTATAAAGGGACTAACAGATGGGACGGATAGTCAGTAGAAATCAACCTTGTGAAAACTGTGGTAGCTCTGATGCTAAACAAGTTTATGAGGAAGGAACCGGGTTTTGCTTCTCTTGCAAACATCATTTTAAAGCAGAGGGAACCCAAGCTATGATAAACAATAACGACGACTTTGAAGAAAACGACTGGGGCTTCTCAAGCTTAGCTGAGGTGACTTCGGAATACCCAACACGAGGGTTTAAAGAGCGGAACATCCCCAAACAGGTTGCAGAGCACTACGGTGTTAAAGTAGCCTATGACTTTGATGGGGCTATCTCTACCCACTACTACCCTTACTTTGCGTCTGAGAACGGGGAGTCTCCTTGTGGCTATAAAGTCAGGGAGCTCCCCAAAAAGTTTTCATCAATAGGGACTATGCCCAAGGGTCTTTTCGGGCTGCACCTTTACAATGGTGGTAAGCGACTGGTAATTACTGAAGGAGAGCTGGATGCTATGGCTGTTCAAACAGCTTGGTATACTAAGTATAAAGAATTCTTCCCAGTAGTATCCCTTCGTTCTGCTTCTTCTGTGTCTGACTTAGTTGAGGTACGAGAAAAGATTCGTTCCTTTGATGAAGTCGTCTTGTGGATGGATAACGATGAAGCCGGTCAGGTAGCCATGAAAGAGGCTGCTCGGATTATCGGCTATGACAAAGTTAAGATTGCCAAGAGTTCTGAGAAAGACGCCTCGGATACTTGGATTAAGGAGCCTAACAAGGTTCTTAAAACAGTATGGAATGCCACGGATTATACCCCCGCTGGCATTTTAACTAAAGAAGAACTCTGGAATCAGTTAGAAAAGTATAATGAAATTGAGTCTGTCCCTTACCCACCTTTCATGGATGGTCTTAACGAGAAGTTAAAGGGTATGCGGTTCGGGGAAATCACCCTCTGGACCTCCGGTACTGGTTCCGGTAAGTCAACACTACTACGAGAGATTGCGGTTCATCTTCTTGACACAACAAAAGATAAAATCGGAATTGTATCGCTTGAAGAAAGCCCAGCAGAGACTGCCCGGAAGATGGCAGGTATGGCGCTTAATAGAAACCCAGCTAAAGAGGAGATTCCACTAGATGAACTCAAAGAGGGTTATGACCGTCTTTTTGGCGATGATAGGGTACTTGTTCTGGACCACCAAGGTAGTATTAGTGACGGCTCTATTATGGACTTCTTGGAGTACATGTGTCTTACTGGAGCGAAGTACATCTTTGTTGACCACATTACTATCTTGGCTTCGGAAGGTGCAGAAGGACTTACCGGCAACGAGGCCATCGACCTCATCATGAACCAGCTTTTGAGGCTTGTTAAGAAGTATAACGTGTGGATTGGGCTTATTAGCCACCTCCGTAAAACAGACAACAAGGGCAAAAGCTTTGAGGAGGGTAAATTGCCTTCGATGGATGACATCCGAGGCTCTGGCTCTATTAAGCAAATCTCGATGGACGTGATAGCTTTTGCCAGAAACGTAGGGGCAGAGGGTGCTGTTGAGAGGAATACCATCAAGACCAAGGTTCTTAAATGCCGGTATACAGGTATGACAGGGGGCTCAGGAAGCCTGCTGTATGACTTTGATACAGGGCGTTTAACCAAGGGTTCAGAAGAGTTTGAAGAAGTATCTGAAGATAAATTTATGAGGGTATAATGACCAATCAAGAAATAACACACGTTAGCATCATCATGCAGCTAATAATTGATGGTAAAGCTAATACCGATAACTTGAGCCCCGGGGTGCGAGAATACCTCGAAGGGGTTGTGGAGAGCTTTCTGGAAGACCCGGAAAACGAAGCTAACGCCTACTTGTACCATTTTGCAACTACAGTTTTTAACACAAATAAGAAAGCGATGAACTAATGAAATTTGAACTAGACCCGAAATTCGAAAAAGCCTGGATTTACGCTAACGAGCGCTTTAATGGCATGGACCTTGAGCACCTCCAGTTCTGCATTGAAGAGAAGCCAAGTATGAAGGCACGCTGGTCTTCTGAAGAGCTTGAGTTCCTTATTGATTCTTGGTACCTGATTAACATAGGTACTTGTCGCCCTGAAAACAAGCTCGAGGAAGTTGTCGAGGAAGTTGTCGAGGAAGTTGTCGAGGAAGTTGAAGAAGTCGAAGAGCTCGTAGACTCGGCACCAGACTTCGAGGAGATGACTAAGAAAGAGATTGACGTTTGGGCTGGTGAGCTCGGCATTGGGCTGGACCGTCGTCAGAATAAAACAAACATGCTGAAAGAACTTGAAGCAAAACTAAACGCAGAATAAGGAAATAACAATAATGACACCTTACGAACAATTCATCCACTTA